CTCCACCGGTACGCGCGTCGGGAATGAGTGCTTTGATTCTCTCCCCGCCTCCGCCAAGCTCCGTCCCCTGCGCGATCAGATCATTCTCGATCCAATGCCCTGGCAGTTTAGCAATAAGTTGGGCAAGCAGCCGAAGAAACGCGCTAGTGAAGCCTTGGCTGACTATAAGCGCAAGGCGAAATGAGAGTTATTCCCGCATCTCCGTTCAACCGCATTTTCTGTGAATGTGGGGAGGAGTTGTTCTCTGCCGAAGATGACTCCAGGCACAGAAGCCGTCACACCATCGAATATTGGAATGCGACCCCTGAGCGGCGGCGCATTATGCAGATGGTCCAAGGGGATTTCCGACTTCATTCTGAGGCGGCCAAGTGAGCGCCGTCCGCTCCACGGGTACACGTGTCGGGAATGAGTGCTTTGACTCGCTTCCCGCCTCCGCCCGGATTCGCCCCTTGCGCGATCAGATCATCGTCGAGCCGATCCCCTGGCCGTTCAGCGAGATTATCGAAGTCGTCTACACCGGCCGCCCTTTACGCGGTCGGGTGCTCGCCGTGGGGCCAGGCCACTATCGCAAGATCTACAATGGCCGTAAGGGCCAGCGTACCAAGAGTTGGGACAGCCGATATTTCACGCCATGCGATGTCAAGGTGGGCGATATTGTGCAGTTGGGCGGTATCACGGAAGAGGATGGGCGGCTGGACGGCTTTCTATTCCAGACCGTGCGCTGGGGCAACAAGGAATGCGTGATTTGCCGTGAGAATGATATCACCGGGATCGAACAGTCATGAGCGCCGATCTCTCTCCCGCTCCCGCAGCCATCGAAAAGCTCAATTACGGCGCGAGCTGCGTCAATGTGGACTTCCGAACGCTCAAAGCCCGCAATCAGTTCATCTCCAAGGTCGCAGGCCCACTCATGGATATGATCTTGGCCAAGCTCGAGGAAGACCGCCGCGAGGGCGCAGGCACGCGCTATAGCGTCAATCTGGTCGTGGTCAGCGAGACTGACATTGATAGCATCCAATGACCAAAGGACGCCCCCCACTCAAGCCCAAGATTGACGCGCTCGAAGCCCGCGTGGCTGCCTTAGAGAAGCAGATCGATGCTATGAACGATTCCTTCAACCGCGGGAGCATTCCGCAGCCGAAGCCCTATGTGCCGCTCTTTGAGCGATGGCCTGGAGGGACGAATGGCAGTCCGTAAGCGCCTTTTTCATCCTGAAGAAGTTCGCCAGAAGATCCGTACTAGTCAGTTGGTCAACCGCCTGAATGCGTTTGTTAATGGTGAAGTTGAACTTAGCCCTCACCAAGTGACTGCCGCGCTGGGGCTTATTCGCAAAACGATGCCGGATTTATCCGCATTGGCGCATAGCGGAATGATCGAAACCCGTAAGCCGGAAGAACTGTCCGATGATCGACTCGCCCATATCGCCGCCGGAAGCAGCCATCGAGCTATTGAAGCGTCGGAAAGCGAAGAAGAGCCTAGCGAGCTTCATTGAGTATTTGGGCTTATCGATTGTGCCGGCTGAGCATCATCGGCTGTTGATTGAGCATTTGGAGGCGGTAGAGCGTGGAGACATCGACAAGCTTATGGTGTGGATGCCACCAGGATCGGCTAAGAGCACGTACACATCAGTGCTCTTCCCCCCATGGTTTATGGGCCGTAACTCAACCCTGCCGGTGCTAGGTGTCTCGAATACTACAGAACTTGCTGAGCGCTTTTCCAGACGAGCTAGGAACCTTACCGCTTCTCCCCTATACCGTAATGTCTTCGGATTCGGATGCAGCGAGGATACAAAAGCTGCTGGAAGCTGGGAAAATGAACGTGGCGGTGAATTCTTTGCTGCAGGTATTGGTTCAGCTATTGCGGGAAGGCGGGCTAAGCTTGGACTCATTGACGATCCAATTAAGTCTAGAGAAGAAGCTGACTCTGAACGGATAAGACAGAAGCACTGGGATTGGTACTTAAACGACTTCCTGACGCGCTTGATGCCAGGTGCCGCGCAGATCGTGATTCAGACCCGCTGGCACGAAGATGACCTCTCCGGGCGCATCCTAGAGCGTGAGGCGGACAAATGGACCGTTATCAAGCTTCCCATGCTGGCCGGATCCGATGACCCGCTTGGGCGGCCAATAGGCGCTAGGCTCTGGCCTGACTGGTTTACCGATGACATGGTCAAGACCGCCATGAAGGACGTGCGGGCTTGGAATGCGCTCTATCAGCAGGACCCAGCGCCAGAGGATGGCGAGTACTTCAAGCGAGACTACTTCAATGACTATGATGTTACGCCGGCTGGCATGCACATTTACGGAGCGAGCGACTATGCGGTCACTGAAGGGTCCGGGGATTACACCGAACACGGCATCTTTGGGCTCGATTTCAATGGTTCTATCTACCTTTTGGACTGGTGGCGCGATCAGGCCGCTAGCAACGTCTGGATTGAGAAGCAATGCGACTTGATCGGCAAATATTCACCTCTGATCTGGTTTGGGGAAGCAGGTCCCATTCGCAAGGCTATCGAGCCGTTCTTAAAGCGGCGAATGACCGAGCGCCAAACACTGTGCAGGCTCGAATGGTTGCCGAGCATTCACGACAAGGTTGTGCGTGCGCGACCCTTCCAAGCCAGAGCCGCTATGGGGAATGTCTTTGTACCGGCGCATGCGCCCTGGAAGCCGGAGCTGATGAGCCAGCTAATGCGTTTCCCGGCTGGCAAGTATGACGATGGAGTTGATGTGTGTAGCTTGATCGGCCGAGGGCTGGAGCATGCTCGGTTGCCGGTCGCCAAGAAGACTGTGGAGACTCAGGCGCCCTATCGCGGCCCCTCCCGTAGTGATGGCCTGGGCTGGATGGGTTAATGCCTAGCATTCCCCGCGACGGCGACAAGCCCGCAGTCACTGATGATGAGATCTGGCAAGAGTGTGCCGAACGCCTGCGCATTGCCATTGAGGCCGAATCCGAGAACCGAGCGCGCGGCGAGGAAGCCTTAGAGTTCCGCGATGGTCATCAGTGGCCGGACGACCTCTACAACCGGCGCAAGATCTTCAATCAGCCGTCCCTGACCATCAATCACACGAATACCTTCTGCCGCCGCGTGGTCAACAACATGCGCCAGCAGCGGCCGCGCATCAAAGTGCATCCGGTCGCCGATGCCGACATCGACAAGGCCAATATCTTCGCCGGGATGATCCGGCACATTGAGGTGCGTAGTAAGGCTTCGGTGGCCTATGACACGGGCGGGGAGAGCGCGGTCAATATCGGGTGGGGCTACTGGCGCATCTTGTCCGAGTATCAGGATGAGCGCTCTTTTGACCAGGAAGTCATCATCAAGCCGATCCGCAACACCTTCACGGTGTACATGGACCCCTCAGCGGTCATGCCGGCGGGTGAGGATCAGGACTGGTGCATCATCACGGAGAAGATGAAGCGCGATGAGTACAAGCGTCAGTATCCGGATGCGGACAATGTGGAGTTCTTGCGCGTAGGACGGGGCGATAACACCGCGCAGTGGGAGACCAAGACCGAGATCAGGCTTGCCGAGTACTACCGAATCAGTCGGATCACGGATACCCTGCATCAGCTCGACAATGGCATGACCATGTTCGAGAGCGAGCGCAAGCAGCTCTCGGCTGAAATCCAGGCGGCAAAGGCTAAGGTGGTGCGCTCACGGCCATCCTTTCGCCGCGCCGTAGAATGGTACAAGGTCAACGGCCGGGAGATCGTGGACCGGCGAGTGGCGGATAAAGACCCTCTCCCTGGGCACTATATCCCGGTCATTCGCTGCGAGGGCAATGTCCTCGACTTGAACGGCCGGGTGCGACGCAAGGGCATGGTCTGGGATTTGATGGACCCGGCGCGCATGTTCAACTACTGGCGCACCGCCGAGACCATTCAGCTCGCCTTGGCGAGCAAATCCCCGTGGATCGGCCAGCCGGAGCATTTCGACGGGCATCCGGAATGGAACGATGCCAATCAGACGCCTTACTCCAAGCTGCAATACAACGCCGCCTTCATCGAGCAACCCGATGGATCGAAGACTCCTCTCCCGCCTCCGCAGCGTCAGCCCGCCATTGAAGTACCGGCGGGCTTTGTACAGGCGGCGCAGAGCGCTCAGGGTGATCTTGCTGCGGTCGCCGGTATGCCGCATGAGCCGGGTCAGGATGCGCCGGGGCAGGTAGTGTCGGGGGTTGCGCTCAATAAGCGTCAGGCGCTATCGGACATTGGGCATTTCCAGTACTACGACAATCAGACGCATGCGATCGACCATACGGGCGTGATTCTGGTTGAGTACATCCCGGTCTATTACTCCGAAGCCCGCATGCAGCGGATCATCGGGGAGGACGGCGTACCCTCCATGGTCGGCATCAATCAGCCACAACAGACGCCGGGGCAGAATCCAGGTGATCCGACGGTGACCGAGATCAAGAATGACCTCTCGGTGGGCAAGTTCGATATCGTCATGGATACAGGTCCCGGCTATGAGACCAAGCGCCTCGAAGGGGCGGACGCGATGATTGACTTGCTCAAGACGCCACTGGCTGAGCCCATCGCCAAGGTGGGAGCCGATTTGATCGTGCGCAACATGGATTTTGCCGGGGCTTCGGATCTCGCAGACCGCTTGATGCCCATGACGCCGGATGGCATCCAAAAGACCATGGAGTCCTTGCCCAAGTCCGCGCAAGGCGTGGTCACGGCCATGGGTGCGCACATTCAGCAATTGCAGCAGCAGTTGCAAGAGGCACACATGGAGATCAAGTACAAGACGACCATCGAACACGGCTGGATGCAGGTTGAGCGCGAGAAGACCAAAGAGAAGCAGAGCGCGGATCAGGCTAATAACGCCACCAAGCAGTTCGATACGCACGTCAAGAGCGTGACGGCTCGGGATGTCGCGGAGATCAAAGCCGGAGCTGATCTCATGGGCAAGCATCAGGATGCGGGCTATGAGTCGGTGGCACGGAAAGAGACCGAGGAAGCAGCGATTCGCGCTGAGAAATCGAACGGATCGGCGGAATGACTAAAATTGTTGATTTGAGCGCTATTCGCGATTCGCACAAAGCGGAGAATCGCTATTGCTATGAGTGTCAGTGCGGCAACCAAACTTTTTGGTTGCGGCCTGATGCAAAAGTCCAATGTTTCTCCTGTGGATTGATCGGACCACGCCTCATTTGGGGAGAATTCTTCCGTTCAGAGCGCATCAATCCACCGGATCAGGTTTGAACCGTACTGGCCGGGCTGCCAGGGACAGAGAATGGAGCAGAAAAATGGGTAAAGTCGTGACGGGTAAGGGTATGGATGACTTCGTGCAAAATGGCACGGTCGAGACCATC